GAAGACACATATCTCTTTAAAGGGACAGGTGCACCCGGGGTTTGTGTCACAAAGAAATAAGCAGGTACATTAATAACAAAGTTGTGTTTAATAAATCTCTCACTAGCTGACATGTCCTCAAAGCTAGTCTCGGTCGAGTAAGAACCACCCTCGACAGATGCAATAAACCAATAACCCTTGTCTGTGTCTAGACGCCATGATTGACTTTGTGGTAAAAATGAAGAGATAAATTTTTCTATGACTTGATTGGAGTGCTGCATGTATTGCGTCCACACAGTCACCTGATATTTGACAGAGTAAAATTGTGGTGTTGGCACAATTATCGTCTCAAATATATTATTTAGCAGATTTGGTTTAAGATACGCGCCATCATTGATATCTTTATCTTGCGCTAAAGCACCTAGACTTCTCTCAACGACAGGTTGATTATCTATGCGAGTGTCGCTAGGATTAACTGCAAGATTGGTCTGATTCTTTAAAAATAATCTGTTAATTAGTAATTGGTAATCTCTATCTGATTTATCTAATCTTCTTCTTATTACAATCTCGCCCTGCTGTTGATTAATACCTCTACCCGCAATATCTGCAGCCATATCTTGTGTCAAATCTGTTCTCATTATAGTGATAAGGGGCAGTATCAACGTTCCCGTTAAGTCTCTAATGGGTTGACCCTTTTTCAACATTGACCATTTTTCACCCGCAGCAAATATTACGGGTACCTTAATTGAGCTTGATTCATCTTTGCTGACTTGAGGCGAAATTTCTTTATCAAATAAATTAAAGACGGCGGTATCGACATCTTCTAAACCGCAAGAGTTAATGTGAAAGTCGGGAGTACCTCCTACCTTTTCATAGCCAGACTTTAAAGGAGATATACCAAAATTTTTTTTACTCTGCGTTTTAAATCTAGTAGCCATAATTTACTCATTCATCGTAAAAAGTCTTTTTAATCTTTCTCACGCCGTCGATAGGTGTTTCTAAGACACCATTATCTATAAGGTCTCTCTTGTCACCTGTTTGGTTGCCAACAGAATCAAGTGCATTTCCGCGCTGCTGCTCAAAATTAACTTGAACTGCATCATCATCTGTGTAAATGATATCTGTCGGTCCCTTGAAATCTGCCTTAAAGAGACCCTCGCGGGACTTAAGGCCGAGGATCTTTACACCATCTTTGTGCTCAGGCATTCCATAGATGTTGCGAGTTACAGCGACCTCAGTTATTTCAAAGAAAATATCGCCAAAAGAAAAAAAGTCTCCTATGTTGACTTGAATTCCCTTATCCACAATGTCCCTGTACTGTAGAAAAACCTCTAATTGAAATTGTTTATCAACTCCAAATTTATCTATCTTGGTCGTCTGTTGAAAATTAGCATCAACTAAACACTCAATCTCTATGGGATTATCATAAATTTTCTTGACAGCTTCGCTATAAATGACATGTGATTTTGTTTTTAGTTCAGAAATAGGATAATAGTAGATCTTTTGACCCACAACGTCTTTGATTATCTCTTTTGTTATATCTGAGATAAAACTAAGTTCTCTTTGAGTGACGAAAAGTCGGGCCATGATTTACCTACATTAACCTATCACTATAGACTTACCCAAGGGCATGGGTATATAACGCAAATTCTTGTTCATGTTTTCGGCGGCTACTGCATCACTTTCAAGAAGTTTTGATCTAGTTAGATTAACTAAAAACTCTTTTAGCTGTGTTACGAGTTTATCTTTGTCTTCTCGACCTTGAGTTACAAGAGACTCACCATTAAGCTGAAGATCAGCATTTGGAATTGGAATGCTCTGAAACTTAGAACGAATTAATCCAAGCAACTCTCTACAGAGTGCCAATGTATATTGACGTATCCATTGACGACCTGGCTGTGTTATATTTGTGAAAGGAATATTGGTGTACGGTGCATTTTCCGGACCTGCGACGCCGTATATCGCGTCGTCAGTGTAAGCTGTTGGCTCAATAGGATTTTGTCCCTCCATTACTTTACAATAGACTTTACCCGTCTGTGACTCTAGCACGGGTATTGGAAAGAGTCTAAGCTTGCTACCAAGAATTTGATAGCTGTACTGCGATCTTCTAACTCTAAACGCTGTTTCCAACATTCCTCTTCTAAGCACATCTTCAAAGACTGGCAGCACATAGAATACTGTCGAGTTGATGTATGACTCGTAGTTAAAATTGGACGCAAGATAGTTGGTAATATTTGAAGCATTTAGCAAGAAATGCTGTGCTGCTAGTGGTTCAAAATGAAAGAGCTCTACAATTTTTAGCTTACCTTTTGAACCACTAGCTATTGTTTGATAAATCACATCGTCAGTTGTCGCATCTTTTAAATCAGTATAGATGTCATAGTCTTGCTTATCTTTTTCGATATCAAAATATCCTAACTGAGCATTATAAGCACCTCCCACGTTGGCTTCAACAGCGTAAGGATCTGCCATTCTTATTAAGTGTTCCAGTGTATTTCTAGTATACTTATTTGTTAGATCTGTGGATCCCGTAGGCATGCCTAAAATGTTTGATAATTCAGACATTATTTTCATCTCATGAATATGCTTGCTATATTCGCAGACCGACTCTTCAAAGCACGTCCAGATTTCTTTTTTAGTTAATTCAACAGATAAAACATCGTCGCCTAATTTTCTCTTCACAAAATTGACCATGTTATCAGCTTCTGTCTGAAATGCTGCGTCTGAATCAAAAAAACCAAACGGTGTTGGACTCACTGTGTTGCTAAAAGTTGGCATTTAGGTTCTCAAGTTACTTTAATTTATAATTATCATTAGGAATAGAATCGTTATGATTCATTAACAAACTGATGACAAAGGAAGAAACATGAAAACTTTGCGCCTTGGTTCAGCGGGTATTGATGTAGAGAAATGGCAAATTTTTCTTAGAGGAAGAAAGAAAAATAGCTGTGTGGTCGTATTAGGCAACTTTGATCAGATTACTCATGATGAAACAAGAGAATTTCAATTAAAATATAAGCTAAAAGATGACGGTGTCGTAGGTCCGACGACAATGTCAACAGCTCTTAAGCTTGGCTATAATACAATGTCAGACAGCAGTGTAGACGAATATGGACCAAATTGGCCTGCGAGGCCCGCAGTTAAATCTCTAACTTTTCAAGATAGAGTGAAGGTTTTTGGAAATTTTAGCTACATTCCGTCTCCCACGCCGAGCAATCCAGAAGCGATTACTATCACAGACAATTGGGCAAAAAACAATATAGCTACTGTTGAGGTAAAACAGCTAAGAAGCGTAAAAGGATCACCAGCAAGTTGCAGAATACAGATTCATGAAAGCATTGAAAAACAAATTGTGCAGCTTTTTAACACATGGGAAGAAGCGTGCTTATCTGAGCAACTAAAGAGCTGGGGCGGATCTTGGGTGCCGAGATTCATTAGAGGTTCTCGAACGTCCCTTTCTAATCATGCATGGGGAACGGCATTTGACATTAATGTTCAGTGGAATATGCTTGGTACTGTGCCGGCGCTAAAAGGCAAAGAAGGCAGTGTCAGAGAACTAGTCAAGATAGCCTTTGACCATGGATTTTATTGGGGTGGTTGGTATCCTCATCGCGCTGACGGAATGCATTTTGAAGCTTACAAAATTTTATAATTACATTCCAGAAATTAGAGATTGTACAGCAGTCTTTACTCTCTCTTGAAGCTCTTTTGGTAGTGCGGAGAGCAGAACATAAACTTCGCCTTTTTGACTAGACTGCGGTACACCTCCAACAAAATGATCTTGGTGTACTGTAACAACTGTTCTAAGAGACAACGGCGCGGGCCCTGCTCTTTCAGCAATAATTGGTTGGTAAAGATCAGCTTTGTTCATATTAGCCTTTCAACACAAAATTTGGACTAGTTAAAACTTCAGTTAGACTACTTAATTCTTTTCTGAGCGTAGAAACTTGTTCTTCTAAAAGAACTGTGTCTTTTCCTAAAGATTTTTCTTCTTGAATCTTGGATTCGAGCTCGATGATTTGCAAAAGAATTCTCTCAGATGATGCTGACATAATTTGTTCCTAACGTGTTTTTTTCTTTGTGTTTGTTTTTGCTGTGTATTTCTTCTTAGTAAGCTTTGAAGAACTTATTTCTTCGGCAGTAGTAGCAGTCATTTTTAGATCATTATTCTTTTTAGATAGATCCTTGAGGCGTTGTTCTTCTTGATTCATCCACACGTCGTAAAGTACCTTGTTGGATTCTGCTTTAAAAGAAATTAATCTATCTAATAATTCTTGCCTAACCTTAGCAAGAACAAATTGTTTATTTTCTTGTTGCTCAGATCCTACAGCTACAGTGTTTGTTAGTGTTTCATAGACAAAGAATAATTCTGTTGGCGTTAAATTTAACATAATTCTATTGTACAACAAACAATTATTTAGTTTACAGTGCAAAAACAAAAAAGCCCACTGTAAAGTGGGCTTTGTTATTTAACTAGTTAACTTATCACCAAGTCTTATCAGTGAATTTATAATGCTTCTGCAACGCACGGTAGATCGTACGAGCTTCACGTCCGTCAAAACGGAAAGTGTCACCGTTGGGAGAGTCAACATACAACATAGTTGAATCGCTCTGCGGATTTGTGCTTACTGCAACAGTGATTCCACTGTCTCTACGAGACGTCTCAGTACGAAACTTTCCAGTTCGATCTTGTCGTGTAATGATAGTAGAATTGTGGTTAGTTGATTGAGTGTTCTTGTTCTTTCGTCGTGTCATAAATTACCTCTATACATTAGAACCAACGGTTCTTATGAGTATGATATTAACAAGAAGCAAGAAACATGTTCAAAAACTTAGATAGTTTTATTTTTCTTCAATCTTTGACATTAGCATGCCGACTTTTTTGGTAGCATCGGGACTTGCTGATAACAAAGATTTTACGAAAGCTAGCAGAGCGGCACCTTTACTTGCATCACCCTTTTTTGCAGCAGTAATAGCTGTTTTTAGTGTGGGCTCGTCTATGAAAAGTTGATTAGCAATTTCTTTGGTGTTAAGCTGTCCTTTCGTATCAGTCTTAGCACCCTTTGCATCAGCTGCAGAATCTTCTGCTTCTCTGAGTATTTCTTGACGAATGATTTTTCTAAGATGAGTTTCTGTGATCTTAATCATAATTCTTAAATATCACTTACTATTAAACGAAAAGCAAAACTTCACTTGATAAGGCCAGCAAGTTTCTGCCAGCGTTCCACCATTACGTCGCCAGATCTAACTCGACCTGCGTTCTCCGGTTTCTTTTCATCGCCTCCAAAGTAGGGAGGATTGAGATCAATTTCACCATTGTTGAGAGCGGCAAGCGCGCCAGGGACATCCTTTTCGTCGATAACAGGCATGTCTGGTCTCTCCGGCGCCCAGCCTGGTAAAGACATTGTAGCACCAGAAAGATTTTTCATGAACATCTCGACAAACGCCTCGAGGCCACCTTTCTCTTCTACAATTTGGGACGCGTCTTCTGCGGAAACTTTGTCACTTCCATTTTTCACGAATTTTTCTACGGCTTCTTTCATCGCATTTGCATCTTTAAATTGGTCGAATCCACCAGTCGCAGGTTTGCCCGATTTGATTCCCAATCTACCCGCCGTATACGCATTTAATACAGCAACGAGTTGTTGGCCTGGTAGATTAACCATAAACCCGCTGATCGTTGCCGACGGATCTACCATGAAAGTAGAAATCCAACGATGGTGACCGTCCATAATGTAACCGTCTTCGGAAATAAAAGCCCCAAGTTCTCCGCCTACTTTACCACTTTTTAAAGCTCCGAACGCCATGCTTACAGCTTTGTCAATATTCATCGATGATTGTGAAGGCTTTAGTTCAGCGCAAGAAAAAGATGCCGAGGATGCCTTAACTTTGTCATCTACGTCTTCGCCGTCCTTCGTGCCGCTAGAAACAGCAGTAGATATTTCTTCCCCTTTAGCCGCGGCTGCCGACAAAGTCGTTGGAAATTTTTCAGGATCAATTTTTCCAGCATCTGCATCCTCAAAAATCAAAGAAACTAGACTGCGTTTGCGAGGTTTGATAGATTCGCGGAGTGCTGTTCTTGCTTCATCACGAATTATTTGTCGAAGTCTTTTTGTCGTAAGCTTCATATTCACCCGCAGGTATAACTTAAGTATATCGAAAATTATAAATTATTTGGTGTTTATCAAACCTGAAACGATATTTGGTGAATTTCCGTATTCGGCTGTCTTATTATTGTCGCCTTTCGCTGCAGCATAAACTGTAGCCGTAGAAGCAAAAGAAGACATCTGATCGGAAGTCTTAGTTGGATCATCAGCTCCCGTCAGAGGATTAAATCCCACAGCATTCTTTCCGCTCATCTTGTTCGCGTAGCAGTGTCCGAACCATCCATTCTTAATGTTTGCTTTTGGATCCATCACGTATGTCCAATTACACGCATCTGGAGTCGCATCAGGCCAAGTTGAACCCACTAACGGTGTATGGGGTGTGTCACCGTACGCAACAAATGTAGTCGTCTGATCGAGTTTCTCTGTAGGACTTTCAGGATCTACTTGCTGCGAAAGATAGTTATAGAAGCCGTTCAGAACCTTCCCTAGATGTTTCGTGGTATTTCGACCTTGGTTCATTAAGGT